GGGCTCGCAGGGCGAGCAGAAGGACGTCGATTTTCAGAATGGCAGCGATCAGGCGCGCGACGAGATCCTGTCAATATTCGGCGTCCCGTCGAGCATCCTCGGGATTTCGAAGGACGTCAACAAGGCGAACGCTGAGAGCAACGAGCGGACGTACCAGCGTCACACGGTCAAGCCGCGCCTGCTGCGCTACTGTCGCGCGATTGAGCAGCAGCTATTCGAGGCGGAGTGGGACTCGGGCCAGAGCGAATGGAAGTGCGAGCCGGGCGAATTTGTTATCGAGGACGCCGAGCGCATGCGCGCCGACATGGAGGCGCAGGTACGATCCGGCGTCGCGACGCCGAACGAGTGGCGCGACGAGTACGGCCTCGACTCCTCGCCCGAGCCGAATGCCGACCGGCTCTATATCCAGGGCGGGCTCCGGCCGCTCGACCAGGAGTACCAGCAGCCAGGAAACCCGGCCGGCCCGACAGAGACGCGGGCGGTGGACGTCGCGCCGCAGGGTGACGTTGTTCCAACCGTGCGGGAGATTCCCATGAGCGGGATTGTGTGGCGGCGCTTCGTGCGCACCCACGGCCGACACGAGCGGCGCCTGCTCGCGATCTACCGGTCAGAGCTTGCGCGCCAGCGACGCGCCGTAAAGGCTGAGATGCGCGACGTCGCAAAGGGCTGGGACTTCGCCGGCTGGAATCCTGAGAAGGTCCGCGCCTGGGTCGCGAAGTCGCCGAAGGTGAAAGACCCGTTCGACCCGCGCGAGGAAGCTGAGCGCATGACGCGCTCGTCATCGCCGCCGAAGAAGCAGGCGTTCATCGACCAGGCGAAGCAGACGCTGCGCGACGCCGGCGAGAGCGACAAGATCCCGCAGAAGCAGGTTGTGCCCGAGCTGAACGACCCAGCGATTACCGAGTGGATCGAGGAGTTCGGGCTCAAGAACCTCGTTGGATTCAACAAGACGACGCTCGCGCAGATCCGCGCGCGCGTGGCTGACGTCGTGGCCGATGGTGGCGGGGTCGAGGACGTCGCGAAGGCACTCGATGGGCTCTACGACGAAATTGATTCAGGCCGCGCCGTGCGTATCGCGCGCACCGAGATGACCGGCGCGATGAACGCTGGCTTCATGTCGGCCGCCGAGGAGCTGAGCGAAGACTTTCTCAAGGCGTGGGTGACGGCTGGCGATGAGCGCGTGCGTCAGACTCACCGCGACGCCGAGCGCGATCACTCAGCGGGGATCCCGGTAGACGAGCCTTTTGTTGTCGGCACGACCGACGGCGGAGAAGAAACGCTCATGTACCCCGGCGACCAGTCGGGTGGCTCGGCCGAAAACGTCATCAATTGCCGGTGCGCGCCGGTCCTGATTCCCAAGGAGGGATGAGAGAGATGCCATTCACCAAGCGAACGATAAAGCTCGGCGACCGCGAGGAGTCGCTCTACACTGGAGAGTTCTTCGACGTCAACCTCGAGGCCAAAGATTGGGGAGGCGCGGAGCTCGTCGAAATGGAGATCGATTTCAAGTTCGACGCTGAGCTGCGGCGCGTGCCGTTCACGGCGTCGCAGCAGACCGAGGACCGCGGCGGCGACGTCGTGAAGGTCGGCGGCGGCGACCTGAAGGACTACAAGCGCAACCCCGTGATGATGCCGTTCCACGAATACAACCGGTTCCCGCTCGGTATCGTGCCAGCGCTTCGGCGTGATGGCGAGGACCTCCGTGGCGTCGCGCAGTTCTCTCGGATGCCGGAATATCTGGACGCGACGATCGCCTTCGGGCTCTACGCCGAGAAGGTCATGCGCGGATTCTCGATCGGCTTTCTCGAGACCGTGACGCGCCTACTGAAGCAGGAAGCCGCCGCCGAAAAAGAGGAAGGCAATCTCGTGTGGCGGTTCCCCGGCCGCTCATTCGACAGGTGGAAACTCCTCGAGATTTCAGCCGCCCCCGTACCCGCCCACGCCAACGCACTTGCGGACGGCAACCTGAAAGATGCACAATATCTAGCGTCCCGCATGGCTGAGGCCATTGTAGGACACAGCCGCGCGATCCTGGACGCCGACTCGGCGGACCGCGTGGTAAGGCGCTTCATCGAAATTTTGAACGAGTCGGCAGCGCCAGAGGATGGGCGACAGGCGGACGTGCCCCGCGTGCCTGCCAGCCCGCCCGAGGCGGAGTCGGGACCGCGGGAGCGCAGTACGACGATCCCCGAGAGCGAGCGCGAGGAGATCACCCGCGCCGCCGCCGACTACGTTCTCGCCCGACTGTAGGGCAGAAGGAGAGACAACAATGCTTTGCCATACCTGCAAAAAGGAAATCCCGGACGCTTCCGTCGCATGCTTCGCCTGCGGCGTCGCGATCCAGAAGGCCGCGCCCTCTGGCGCTCCTGCCCCGAACCCCGACAGGACCTACTCGCTCGAGGAGGTCCAGCGCATCACTGAGCACGCGCTCGACAAGAAGCTCGGCGAGATCCTCCGCCGCGCCCGCCCTGGCATGCCGCTCGACGATGGCAGCGCCGGCGCCGACCCGTCGCAGAAGTCGATCCGCACGAAGGCATATACCGGCCGCATCGACCAGGACACCGGCCTGCCCGAGCAGAAGTTCCACTACGAGCGCCTGTCACCCGAGATGACGGACTTCGTGAGTCGCTTCGCGAAGGCGCTGCGCGACCGCACCGCGGTGACGTTCAAATCGATCACCGGCGGAAACAACGAGAGCGCCGGCTTCCTGATCCCCGGCGAGTTCATCGAGGCCGTCATGGAGAAGGCCGTGACCGACAGCTACTTCCTGTCGTTCAGCCGCGTGATCCCGATGACTCAGGACACGACCTCGTTCCCGCTCCTGCGCCAGACGTTCGGCAGCAGTCCCGACTACTACTCCGGCATCAGCTGGTCGTGGGTCGGCGAGGGCGCGCAGATTGGCGAGAGCACCAACCCGAAGTACGACTTGATCACGCTGCGCGCGAAGAAGAACGTCGGCATGCAGATTCTCTCCTCCGAGGTCATGGAGGATGCGCCCGGCTACGCTTCGAGCCTCGTCAATCTCGTTGGCCGCTCGTTCGGCTGGCAGGCCGATGAGGTTGGATGGCGCGGCACCGGCGCCGGCGACCCGCTCGGATTCCTCAACGAAACATCGCTCGCCACCGTCGCGCGACAGACCGCCTCGACCGTCACGCTGCGCGACCTCGTCAAGCTCGACTCCGCGCTCGACGAGGCCTTTACGATGCCAACCTATTTCATGCGGAAGGCGACCGGCCTCGAAGTTCCGCTGGAGCTGGCGACCGGTAGCGGCGAGCCGAAGGTCAAGACGATCTGGATGGACCCGACCGAGGCATTCAAACCGCGCGTCATCCTGGGCTACCCCGTGATCTACACCAAGCACGCAGCGGCCCTCGCTGCTCAGGGCGCCATCGTTCTGATGGATCCTTCGGCGTTCGTCATCGGCATGCGCAAGCAGCTCGAAATGGCGACGTCCAGCGACTTCCTCTTCGACACCGACCAGGTCGCCATGCGCTGGATCGCGCGTTGGGACTTCCGCCGCGTCTACAAAGACGCCGTTCAGATCCTCGCGGCGTAAGGCCAGAGGAAGAAAGGAAAATCACATGCCCGGATTTCTTCGTGACCCATTCACCATGCTTGCGGTCGATTCGTCGATTGCCTCTGCCGCGCACGCGACCGGAACCGTCAACGGCTCGTCCGTCGACACCGAGAAGCGCTCGCACGTCGCGGCAACTCAGTTGGAGGTGACCGTCATCGGTGCTGCGACGATCGCCCTCCGCCTGGAGGACTCGGCCGACAACGCGGTCTTTGCCAATCTCTCGCCAGCACCGCCGATCATCAATCTTGCGAACGGGGCCACCGTGGCCTCGATCACCACGAACGGCAAGTTCGCCGTGCGGTCTCAGGGTGCTCACCGCCGGTACGTGCGCGCCTCAATCACGGTCACCAGTGGCCCGGCCACGGCGGCCGCGCAGGTCGTGCGCACTCTCGCGTTCGAGACGCCGACCGACATCCGCTAGGAATAGACACAAGAAGGGGCCGCCGGCGCGGGCGGCCCCTATCCTTTGTCAGAGGCAACAAATGGAAAAAACCAGACCGGGCGGGCCGACGACAGGCGCCATGATCGGGCGCGAAGGGCAGAGGTACGCCTACGTCTCTCGCGAGCAGATCATCGACGCGGCGCTTGAGGAGTTAACAGAGAAGGAGAAGCGGGCGCGAGAGAAGGCGGAGGCGGAGTGTCGCACTCAGACCTGACCGCGGCCGACCCGCGCCCGCTCGTCACACCCGACGACCTACTTGAGGCCGACCCGGCTCTTGCGAGCCTCGGCCGACGCCTGGAGCTCTACGCTCGCGCGGCCACGGCTGACGCCGAGCGCGTTGCGCGCCGGAAGTTTCTCCGTGCCACTCACGTTGAGCTGAGGCACGGAAACGGGGAATATCACCTGCGGCTCTCGAATCCGCCGATTATCTCGATTACCGAAGTGAAGCTACGTGGCTCCGTCGTGGACCCGTCACAGTTCGCGATTGCCAACGCGGAGGGCGGGCTCATTCACAACGCCGGCCGCTGGTCCGGCTCGCCGGCGTACGACCGCCGCGACTCGCGTTACCTCTCCGACCTCGACGACGACTTCTTCTCGGACT